ATATGACTTTGTTCTTTTTGAATCTCTGTTTGTATTCTGCTTATTTCTTGATTAATATCTCTTATTTCTAGAAGTCTTTCATTGATTTCTTGAATCTGATTGCCTCTTTCTGACAATTTTTTATCTATTTCTTCAAGATTTTTACTAGTATCTGTACATATATGCTCTTTATGTTCTGACTCTATATCTTGTTTACAAGTAGGACATTCATCATTGTTTTCATAGAACTTTAATTCTTTAATAAACTTTTTCCTATCAACTTCAAATTGTCTTTCATCAGTTAATGTTTGTTGAAGTTTTTTTCTAACATCATCTTCATCATCTTTAAGATTATTTTGTTTTTCGATTCCTCTAGTTAAAATATCAATACTACCTTCATATATAGCTTCTTGTTCATCAGATTTTTCTATATCATTCTTTAACTTTGTTATCTGTTCATCACGATTTTCTTCTAATCGCTTCATTGTTGCTTCTTGACTCTTAATCTTACCTTCACCAATCCTTAAATTAGTTTTAATTTCATTTAATTCATGTCTTAAACTTGTATATCTTTGTTTAAGAATATCATTCATTACTGAAAAAATTTGTATATCAAGTATATCTTCAATAATCCTTCTTCTATCAATAGTAACTAATTGCATGAAAGGAGTAAATGAAGAACTACCTAATACTACTACTTGAGTAAATGATTTATAATTAAGTTTAAGTATCTGTTGTTCTAATATAGCTTGATAATCTCTTACATTAGCATCTTGATGGATTAGATTTCCATTAAGATATATTTCAAACTTATTAGGTTTAATGCCTCGCATAACTTTATATTGATTTCTTCCGATAGAAAACTCCACTTCAACTACTGTTTGTTTCTTATTGATTGAATTAATTAAAGCAGTTTTGTTGACTTTTCTGAAAGCTCTTCCAAATAATCCAAATGTCAAAGCATCAAGTACTGTTGATTTACCAGAACCATTAGCTCCTATAATAAGTGTTGTGGGTTTTTTATCTAGAATTATCTCTGTAAAAGTATCGCCAGTAGATAAAAAATTCTTATATCTTACCTTATGAAACTTTATCATAACCTAATTGTATTAATCTATCCTGTATTTCTATTGCATCATCTAAAGATTCTGTGCGTTCTGTTGAAGTTGTGTTTCCTTGTGCTGTATTAACTTCAAGAATTTTAACTCTGTCTCCAGTTAATATAATAAAAGACACATTATGTCCTTCACATTCATAAGAACCATTATATACTAAACCATGATGATTTGATTTCATTTTCATTGTACTACTCACTTGATTGGGGTTACTTTATTTGTTGGTGGTGTAATTATTGAACTGAATACTTCTTGATATTGATTAAGTAATTTTTGTTCAGGAGCTCCTGTCCAAATTATCTGATCTGGATTAACTGTAATGTTTCCATCTATTATCATATCGTAAGGGTGTAAGCTTACTTCACCACCTTTTTCATTTGGAACAACATGAATGAATAAAGGATTTGTTAATTCATATCCCACTTCATCTACTTCACTAATTAATTGTTCACCTGTTGCTAATTGTATTATCTTTATCATACTAATATATCTAAACTTTCTGTATATAATGATCTCATTAATTCATCAAGTTTTTTCTTATCTCCATCTATATTTAAACTGTCAATATGTTTTGTTAAAATTGTTAATGTATCTTCTGCTTCTTCTGTAAAATCATCTTCATTTAGTACATCTAAATTACTATGATCTTCTACAACTTTTAAATCAGCAGGGCCAGCTTTAATAATTTCTTCAACAAACACATCAAACCAGTAGGGTTCGTTTTTATTTGTTACTATTACTTTAACAAATGCATCTTTTAAATGACTAAACTCTTTCTTCTTAATTGTCATAAGAGTTTCTTTTGTATCATCATAAAATATTTTATGAAACATCTTTAAAGGATTTTCTATTGCTTCTATTTCTCGCGTTTCCGTATCTAATATATGAAAATGTTTTGGATCACCAAAATCATTCCATGTAAATTCCATTTGTGAGCCTAAAAATCTAATGTTTCCTAATTCTGATTTATGATGATAATGGCCTGAATAGACTTGTTCAAATCTCTTAAACATATTGAGTGGTGTTCCACCACCTTGAAAATGGCCTGGTTGCATCATTGCACCGTTTATCTCACCATGACACATAACAATATCTGCTGCACATACATCTAAAAATTCTTCAACATCTTCATAATTCTCTGAATTGATCCAAGGAACTAAACATATAGCTAATGTATCATAGTATTTGATTATTGGATCCTTATATACATTAATGTTCTCAAAATCAAGTAAGTAATCTGGACTGTTTAATTCGTTTGTTGATTTAAAGTAGATATCATGGTTTCCTACAATTAAATCCATTGTTAATTCTCTATCAAGCATAGGTTTAACAAAATGTTCATAGTTTTTATGAAGCGAATAAAAATTTACATCTCTCCTGCGATCAAAATAATCGCCAAGATGTATTATTGTTTTGATGTTGTGTTTGTCTATGTAAGGAAAAAAGATTTGTGAATAAAATCTTCCTTGGTATTCCGCAAACATTTGATTGTTATTTCTAACACCACAATGCGTGTCATTTAGCAACGCTATTTTCATAATATATATTTAATGTTTATTTTGTATCTTTTCTATAATCAAACGGGATTTGGCCTCGTAAAATTTTCTGTGATTCAACCATACACCATACTGTGGGTGCCATGTCTTTATAAACAACTATTCTTGGTTCTTTAAATTGAAAATATCTTACACATTTTCTTTTCCAAGATTCTGCTCTAGGACTAGTTATTGGTTCAATACTGTTTAATTCATCAAAACCATATCTGTCTCTTTCTGCAGATAAAGTTGAACTTAATACAAAAAGTATAGCTGCTCCTAAAAGTAATAATGATACTCTATCTGTATCTCTTTTCGCACGCCTACTTCGTTTATAATCATTTGGTCCGATTCTCTTTTTTCTTTGATCTAATAATGTTTCTTTCATAACTCTATAATAATAATTAAGTGTATTACCCATGTAACACACCGATTTATTTATAACATCTAATCTTTAGACTTCTTTTTACTTCCGCGTGGTGTATAATTGATTGGATTCATATTTTCTTGTAAAAAATCAATATACTGATTACTCATACCTGGTTCTGCAGCCTGACCATCCATTGTATCAAATGTATCAAACAAATATCCTGCATTTTCTATACTTTTCTGTTTGATTGCAGCCTGTTTTTTCTCTTTATGTATTCTTCTTAAAAATGCAAAGTATATGATTTGAGTTACATAGGCAAATGCATTTGTTGATTTTTCTTCATTAAAGTTATTGATATACTGTAAACAATTTTCAATTCCATCACATATCATTTCATCTCTATAAGAATAGTTAATGAAATTAGGTTTCGTTGAAAGTCTAGTGGCTATCTTATAGATACACTCTCCAATGTATTCTGAAACTCTTGGTTTTTCTTCATCATTCGCAAGAGCGTCTCTACAGGCATGATTATGTTTAATAATCGCTGCAGTAAATTCTTTGTTGTTCACATAATGAACTGATGCTTTAGTTTGTCTTTTTTCTCTAGCCATATAGTTATTATACTTGCATTCGCTGATTTGTCAAGGTTTTAAATTAATTTGCCTTTTTTTTCATTTTTTCCTTGACCGATCAGCATTCTGATGTTAAAATAAATATGTAATGTTGGAAAAGAAGAATATATACTATTAATGTATCGTATCATCTGGTCCTGGTCCTTCATCTTTACCTGTTTCTAGGTACTTTTGTTCTTCAAATTCATCTAACACTTCATCTAATTCGTCCCGAAAATTCATATCTCTCTTATCAAACTTTCTTCTCATAAATTCATCCATTAGATTTTTTGATTCTTCGAATACTTGTCTACTTGATTTAATATCAATTTTATCATTATCTCTTATATTTAGCCAAGCTGTACATGCTTCATCATAAAAATCTATGAATTTTTTACTAATACTAGTTCTAAAAAGTACTGATGTTTTATCTATAAGAATACTATTCTCTTTAGTAAAAGGTATGTATGGACCTAAATTTACTAGTACTCCACCAGTCATTGCTGGAGCTAGGTTAATATTCATAGGGAAATGAAGTTCAAGATCACCGTTAGATTCTCTTACCATTGCAAACACCTCTTTTCCATCTTTAAATTTAACAAATTCGTATTTGGTCTTATCGTCTATGTATGGCATTTAGGGATCCTTACTGAATGAATTTCGTAATTAAAATTCTCTTTACTGTATATATTTATTCGTTCCGAGAAGTGATTTAGAGTATAATTTAGATTTTTTTTCCAAGATAAATCATCAGCTATATCATATAAAACTACATTTTCTTTATCATCTGTTTTTCTCAATCCTCTACCTATTGATTGTAAATTTCGTATTCTACTTTTACTTGGAGAAGCGAATACAATGTTATGTAATCTTTTTATGTTAATCCCTGTTGAAAAAGTACCGAAGCTAGCTACTATCACTGCATTGTTCTCTTTCTCTACAATTTCTCTAACCTTTTCTCTATCTAAAGCATCTGTTCCACCAAAGACAAAGAAACATTTTCTTTCTGTTGTATCTTTTGCTATTAGTTCTGATAATAAGTTATACAATGGCCGGCCATGTTTTTCTACATATTGAAATAGTACTAATGAATTTCCATTTAATCCATTAACTAGGTTTCTTATGAAACTATTTCGTTTTTCATTTCTGACTATCCAATCCATTTCTTCTTGATATTTCATTTTACTGACTAATTTTCTTTCTTCATCTACATAAGATAAAACTAAACATTTAATATCTAAATTAGCTAATGTACCTTCATCCATCAACTCTTTTGATGTTGTAACAAAATAAGCAGGTCCAAACATACCTTCTAATTGAAGTTTATGTGTTTGTGTATCTTGTAATGTACCTGTAGTTCCGATTTTGTATTTAACATTTGTTAATGATTCCATAATTTTTGTAAGAGATTTAGCTTGAAATAAATGAGCTTCATCACCAACTACCATTCCAAATTCATTACCAAAAGTTTTTGGCATTCTACTCATTGTTTGCCATGTCGTTATAACAATTGGTGCGTTTTTATAATCTTTATTACCACCATATAATTTTTTGATTTCACCTTTAAATCCATAGTCTTGAAAATCTTTAGTCATTTGTTCTACTAATGATGTTGTAGGAACAATAATAAGAGCTTTTCCGTTCTTTTTAAGAAAGTTGTATCGTATAAGACTATAAATCATTAAAGACTTACCTGAAGCTGTAGGAGATACTAATATACACTTTCTATTATGTGCTGCGTATGCTACTGCCTCTTTTTGGTAATCTCTAAGCTCTAAAGGAATATCTTTAACAATTTCTTCATATCTTTCTATTGTAAAAATATCTGTTTCAGGCTCCCAACCATCTAATTCATAGTCTCTATCTTCACAAAATTCTTTTAGATATGGGTATAGTCCCATGTATATTTGATTTTTTTGTAGATTAAATAGTCTGATATAACCATCCCAAAATCGTTTTCGAACTGCAGGAATAAATTCAGCACCAGGAACTTTGAATTTAAAAAATTCTGATAATTCCTTTCGTATTGAATCTTCTGTTGAAACTGATAAATAAACTTCGTCCAGTTTATCTATTACGAGCCTGCCATAAACCTTCGCCATTCTATAATATTCTTTATTGTTTGATGTCGCCAAGTAAGTTGTGATACTATATCTTGTAAGTATTCAACTACTATTTTACAATATTCCATTTTTTCAATTGCTTTCTGTATATCCCTATCAGCTCCAAAGAACTTGTCATAGTCAGATTTTAGTATTGTAAGACCATTGAATGGGTCATAATCCCAATTTTTTTCTTGTATTTCTTCTTGACTTAACTTCCCTGTATACCAAAGCCATTTATTTTTTTGTAAAGTTTTAAGTTGTTGTTCGTATCGTATTTGAATGAGTTTTTGATTGGAAAGAATTTCACTATACTTTGCGTGTAGTATGGGTACTTGTAATGAAGAAGCGTCAAGTTCGATATCGTCAATTTGACAATCTTTTTTCCACATTTCTTGTATATCAGACAATTTTGTATTCATATTATATATTATAACAGCTTTCGCTGAAAAGTCAATTAACTACTGGGTTTTATTGTGTAATAAGTGTATCTCAAGGTTAAATCACAAACAGCATATGATACATCTGATGCATCAGTTGTAAAATCAATAGCTCCTAAACTTGTAGGAAAACAGTCAATAAAGTTAAACTCAATATTAGCATTATTAGATGATGTATTAATCATAAGAGTTGCATCTGAATACATTTCTAGATTATCACCTTTCTCTATTAATGAAATTCCTGGAGTTGTTCCACTTTGTCCTGTTAATGATCTAAAATCTGCTGGGTCAATACCTGGTCCTAATGCCATGATCCAATCAAATATCTCTTGATAATTTTTCATATCTTCATCTACAACAAATTTAACTGTTAAAGGATCAAAAGTTATTTTATCACCAGGTAATGCTGATTGAATTGCTAACTTTGTGTCCATGATAGCTTCACTAAAATTGATTGAAGGTATATTTACACCTGTACAAAAATATCTCGTATTAGGTAATTTTGATATTAATAAATCAAAATTAACTGGAGACAAATAGTTTAAATTTGTTGGTTGGTCTGATTGCCAATTAGCTGTCGCCATTTTCTTCCTCTATTTCCCATGGTAGGTCATTCCATCTATAAAATTTTTTAGTTGGGTAATGATAAAACCAACCTTTATATTTGTGATCTTGTGTTTCAGACTCTACATATAGTTCTTCATTATTCATCTTTATAGTCTCTGTTCTGCCATCTTTCTAATAACCAATCGTACCATCTTTCTACATATTCATCTCTGGTTAATCTATTACCTGCTGCGTGTGGACTGAGGTTTTCGTCCTCGTTATCTAACCACATTCTAGTACAGAAAGAGTTAAAATCATTATACAGATGCATCTGATTTGTTAATCTGCTCATATTAGTATTTATAGAAATTTATTTCTTTGTTTCTAATAAAGGGAGAGTATTGAACTCTCCCTTAAAATAGTTATTTCTCATTTACAAATGAATTTAACTGTCTTGCAGTTTCAATAACTTGTTCTGCGGTAATTTCAACTACCGGCAAAGAAATTATTGTTGCATCATCACCAGCTTGATCTACAGCGAAATGGACTGCATCAACTTCGCGTTGTGCATTCATTTCAAGTAAACCTTGTGCTTGTGAAAGTAAATCGGCTCTGATTTCGAACCCAGATTTTGAATCTGCCATGATATCCTCCTGTGTGTATGTGTGTTAATAAAATGTGAAGGCGGCCTGTTTAGTGAATGTACTGCAGATACATATTTACTCGGAACGATTGTGGTATCTTTAGCAATGACACCCCTTCACACTTATATTTATAACAAAAAAAAGAGCCCCTAGGGGCTCTTTGAAATCAGTTATGATTTAGATTTTACAGTAAGTTTAAAACTTCGAAACTTCTGTAGTAAGAGTTAGTGCTTGTAGCAGCTAATCCGTTTGCTGGAGTTGATCCAACATAAGGGTTACTTACCATTCCGTATCTAGTTTTGAAAGCCACTTTCGGTTGGAAAGTGTTTTCACCAACTGCTCTCACCATTTGTAGTGGGACATATGGACAATAGAATAGTCCAGCATCAAACGGATTTGATCCTCTATATCCAACTGTTACATAGCCTTCACCAGCTGTTACACCAGTAGGTCTTTGAGACGCACTTGCGTAATATGGGTCGATATACACTTTCATGCTGCCATTTAAAACACCAGCAAAAGTGTTTCCAGTGTCATCAACATTTAAATTAGTTGATAATGCTGGAGCATAGTCTAATACACCAGCCATTGCAAGTGCAGACGCTACATCACTAGAACATAGGATAAAGTTACCTTTACCTCTTCTTGTTTGTCGTGCTATAACATTAGCATTTCTTTCAATGTGGTACATTAAACCTTTGAATTTTTCAACTGACCATCTACCAGATGAATCAACATCAAGGTTAAATTGGCCGTTTACAGAAGTACCAGTTAAGTTACTTTCTGAAGCAACACCTTCAATCTTAGCTTGACTGTTTACAGTTCTAACTACTTCTCTGTTGATTTCCGCTAGGATTTCACCAGAAAGAATGTTTGCTAGTTCTGTTTCAGCGTCTAAACCATGAATTGCTTTAAGGTCTTGCGCAAGTTCTATAGTGTACTCGGCTTTAAGCGCTCTGCTTTTTGCGGTAACTGTAGCCTTCTCGATTGTGAACGACATTTCTGCGATAGAAGAATCTTT